AACAGGTCTAACCATCTCAATGTGTCCGTACTTAACATACGCACTATACAATTCCTCCTTGATAACGTAATTAACTTCCTTAATAGTGAATAAAGACTGCTCAACACTAGAATGGTTCATCACAGCTCGTCTTATCATGCCTAAACCCACTTCAATGTCATCAGTAACGGTTCGCGCTCCAACGACATCAACGTCGTCATGCATCAAGTCAAACGGCATCCGTGGAACAAAATGGTTAGCATCAGCCTCAATTATGTTAATTCTTTCATCCAATGCAATATAAGGACAAAATACCCCTGTATCTCTAGAAGGTTTCTTTGAAACACAAGTTATGTACTTACAATATTTGGCTGCAGAAGCTGCACAAGCACCAGGATGACTACCCAAATCCAGCAAATTGTTAAACCGAATTTTGAAGAACTTAATAGCAAATTCAAACCGCGCAGCATGAAAACCGTAACATAAGGAAGGTTGTGCATAAGGTGATAATTTCCTAATTAAACTTCTATGCTGTTTACCAACTAACTTACTGGCCCTAACTGCAACGTCACAAGCGAACTTGCTAGCGGTATCATAAGGAATGCAATCATTGCAAGTAACTACAGAATTATAAACCACTATCTCGGGTGCAGAAGGCCAATTAATCTTAAGAAGTGTAGGAATGGGAACCTCATAAAGCTCCTCGATAAACAACATACTAGGCACAGTTGGAAATCTACTAGGAATAAGATCTCTGTCAAAATTTCGCCAAGGATGTTTACGCATGGTCTCATCGTCAAGCGTTATGTAATGAACATCGTATAAATCCCTAAACTTAACTAGTAATTCGTAACATGTCATCCTAACATCGCTATTAAAAGGATTGTCCAGCAAATGACCTAACACACGTTCAGAAGTAACTATAACATCAGGTCTTTCTCTGCGTCTAGGATCAAGTTCCTCAGGCATTAACATACGTGCATGACTTTCTACAGCCTTGCGATACACGTAATATTCACCATTACAATAATAAATGTGCTTTGATAAATAATCCACGTCACCAATGTAAGTCGACGAATGGATTACTTTCACAGTCATACCGAAATTTGCATACTGATCCACAAGTTCCTTATCGGATATAAAATCAGGCACCAACATTAAATTATCGTCCCCATAAAGAACGTGAATTATATCAGCTTTTAACCTAATCATAATGCATCTAAACATAATCTCATGAATCAATGTATTGTCATTACCAGTAGCAGCCCAACCACTACGCATCCCTTGAAACACTCTAAACATGTAACCAAGGGGCATCAATATAGTACCACTAAGCATGTCCTCTAAAATGACAAGAAATCTTC